GTCCTCCACGGTTGGTTTTGCAACTCCATGGAATACCAGAATGGACCGCCCCTGCCGGGGCATGCCCCGGCAGGGGCGCACAGCGCAATCTCCAACAAAATTTCCAGACGTCAGGTTACAGTACCAATATTTCGTCGTAAATCCCCCCAACTCTCTTCACGGCTGGCCGCCCCTGATGTTCGCGCAAGCTACCAAAAAGGGGCGGCCTGTCGATTTCGCCGCAAGGCAGGACAAGAACATCCCTGTGGCTCCACTATTTCCTTTCCTGGAATTTGAGGGGAAGCCATAGTCGGACCGGAACCCCACGTTGTTGTTCGCGTTCGTCCGATAGTTGTTCAGGTTCGCGGACCAGACGCCGGCGATCGAGCCGTTGCCCCAGTTGCCGCCAGAGATCATGATGATGCCTTGCCCTTGTCCGCCTGTATCCAGCCGCCGATCATGCGCCCAAACTCGTCCACGAGGTTGCTTATGGCGATGTATCGATGTGCCGAAAGCAGGCGAACATCTTCATCTGGCGATCGACCATCCTTGAATCCGAGATAGCCGAGCTCATTCGCCAGATGCAGCTGCATTCGCAGCTGTTCATGCGCGATATCGAGATTCACGAGAGTCGTTTTCTTGTGATATCTCTTCTGCGCTTCCACCATCAGGTCATAGACCCTGTAGGCGGTATTTCGGATTCGCGAGCTGAGCGCATACCGCTCGTGACGAGGAAAGTGGTTCAGGTAGATGTTCAAAAGCTTCATGAGCTCGATGAATTTCCTGTTCATGTTGGCCTCGGCGTGAATGCTTCGGTTGATCATGGCCCCCGCTCGCTATCGCTCACTCAGACAGAGTAACAGGCGGACCGGAACCCCACGTGGTTGCTCGCGTTCGTCCGATAGTCGTTCAGGTCCGCGGACCAGACGCCGGCGAGCGAGCCGCTGCCCCAGTAGCCGCCAGAGAGCACGGCGAGGTTGCTGCGCCAGTATTCGTAAATACCGTCAACGCCAAAAAGATTGATACCAGCCGCGGACTTCCCGAGAGCATCCTTGTAGATGCCCAGGCCGGTCAGGGTGTTTCCGATGCCCGCTGTTGCCCCGTCCAACACCTGATTGGCGGCGTTGCCAAACCGTTGCCAGGCGCCCGCCGAATTGGTGATCATGGAGAGATCGGTGGCGTCGAACAATGTGGCCAGGTGCGCTGCATCGCCCCAATGATCGGCGGCACCATTCCAGCCGGATGTAAAATCCTGCATCCTCACGGTTGTCTTGGCGACATAGAACGCCGTTGTGCCAAGCGTATCGTTGATGGCCTCGGCTGCCGTTGTGCCGGGCCTTGTCAGGCCGATACTGACCTCCCACATGTTCCCGTTCAGATCGACAACGCCGCAGGCCTGGCCGTTATGCGCGGTCTTTGCGAGATTGTTGGCGCTGCCGGTCTTGGCGCAGTTGGAATATCCGTCAGATACGAACGAAAGGCTTGCGTCGTTGACATCGCCGAGCGCGTTATTGTTGTTTCCTTTCGGGAAATTCGTGATCCCGGCCGCGTCATACCATGCGCAGTATGTAGCGGCAGTCGCAGCCTGACCGTGGGCCATCGCAAGCATCGCCAGGGCGGCATAAATAAACCTGCTGGTGCAGAAAAACTCGCTCCCGCGCGTCTTGGCCCCATCAATGCAGGAGTAATAGGCATTTGCTGGCGCACCGTTCAGGCCGCTGATAGGATTATGCGCCGGGGATGTTGATATGGGCAGGCCGCCCTTGATCGAGCTGGCCACGCCGGCATTGTTGCTGCACTGATACTTGTCGACAAAGAGCCCCTCGTGGTTCTGCCCGCCATCCTTGAAGGCCCGGTGCAGCGCATAGCCGGCAGCATTTGCCGCGGCCTCATCGCCAAAATCACCGACATCCTTGATGTCGATATTCAGGCCGGTGATCTTGTAATAGAATGCCGGGACATAAACCATCACCGAGCCGTCTGAATACTGGTAATTACCATAGTTGGCCGAGGCAATATCTTCGGATCCGGGCATCTTCGAGAATCCTGCCGGCAATACCGATGGAACGCCAACACCGAATCCCTGCTGTCCGGGCGTACCGATGCGATTTACAGACGGCTTGATGCCGAAACCGGCGGCAAATTGCTGATCTCCCTTCAGATTCACAACCCGGCCTGATTGCGGCTCGATGTTGTCGATCTTGATCGTACTCATGACTTTTCTCCTGCGTTAGCATTCTCAGATTATCGTCCAGACGCTTCCCGGTGCGATATCAACCGTCACGCCTGCTGCTATTCCGACAGGGCCGACCGAATGCCCATTGAAGCCGGAAGGCAGCGACAGATTACCGGTAATGACATTGTCGTTCTTGATGATTGCCCCATAGCCGGCAGCAAGCGCTGCTTGAGCCGCTGAAGCGGCTGCATCCGCTGCGCTTGCTGCCGCCGCATCACGATCAAGGGCGGTCTGAGCCCTGTCTGCGGCGGCCGCAGACGCCGAGATGGCGGCGTTTGCGGCCGAGTTGGCTGCCTCGTTTGCCTTGGTGATGACGGTGCCGGGCACGGTGCCAGCATCATTGATGCTGAGCTGCGCTATCTTAATTGGCATTGGTAATATCCTCCAGCAGGTTGAGGCGGAATGTATCCGTGGAGTTCACGGCAACCCCTTCCTTGAATTCGATATCGACATCGTACAGGCCCGGTGGCCAGGTTGCGGTCGTTGCCGCATCGGCTTCGATCCTGAACAGGCCGTTTGCTGCATCGATGACTGCAATCGAGAACGTGACCTTCTGACCGGTCATATGCTTACCCTGGCAGGCGATCACGACGCCGGTCAGGTCACGCGGCTGGGTCATCGCATCATCCGTATATGCGATGACATCCTCGCCAAATGTATCGCCACGCTTGGCGGTTACTTCATTCGCCATCTCTGCCTCCTATTGCCAGTCCGCATAGTCGATCTCGCGCAAGGTGACGCGCTGTACCATTCGCAGCGGATCGTCCAGAACCGATGCAACCTCGAACGGTCGGGCGTTGTAGCCATTGCGCGCGCTGGTCCAGGCGAGCACATCGAACGGCTCAAGCGCTACCATGCGCGGCGGCAGGGCAAGCACATGCGTGCGCCAGCGCCGATCGTCAGCAAGCCAGGCCTTTTGCAGTCTCGTGACCTGGTGCGCGCGGGTCACGGCTGGCAGCTGCACGTCAGCCACCAGCTTGCGATTGCCGTCCTCCTGCCTTGCGGCCTGATCTTCCCATAATGTTGCGTCACGCGGCTGGTAAACGGACGCGGGATCAACCCAACTTGCCGCGACCGCATTATGGGTATCCGACAGGCTGGCCGCCGGACGCAGCTCCCGCCCCTCGGTCACAACAATATCGTCATCGAGCAACACTCCGCTCGGCAATGCCGGGGCGCCGACCCGGATCAACCAGCGCCCGCCGACATCGCTCAGCGCCGCCGTGCAGGATTTCTGCAACTCCGCGATCACATCCGCGGGCCGCCTGTCCAGGCGCACCTCGATACCGGCCTCATATGCAGGCACCATGTTGCCAGCGCCATCATCGACCAGAGCATCGCAAGCATCCATTGCCGCTGCCCAGATCGCATAGGGCAGATCTGCCTCTTGCGCCTGGCCGCCCCATATATCACCCAACCCGATGTCGATCCCACGCAGGATGTTGTAGATCATAACGGCCGGGTTGCGCGTCGGAGACCATGTCGCCCTGTCATTCCAGCGCTGCGTCCCGACGCCTCCTGCCGTGCTGTCCGCACGAGGGTCGTACATTGGAATGCCGCTCAGCTCGAAACGCATGCGCGGCTGACCCGCAAACAACGAGGTATTCGCGCGCAGGGTTACTATCGCCCAGCACACCCCTTCACCGACCATATCAGCCGCCCACGGAAAATCCGGATGGCTGCCGTATTTTGCCAGCAGCATCGGATCTGCGGTTGTCTGGGTGCCGTCATAAAACTTCACCCAGGCATAGCCTGTGTATTTTCCGCCCAGCTCCTTCCCGTAGTCAGGATGTGTGGCGCCCGTGAATGGCGCCCATTCCCCGCCGATGGAAACCCGCAGCAGCTGGCATCCGGGAAGACATGAAAGTGCAATCACGAACGTCTTGTATTCGGTCCCTGTCGTGCCGCCGTGGGTCAGTGGCGGATAGACGAGTTGGCCGGCGGTTGCATACTGCCCGAGAACAAACGTCTCGGCATTAACCTCCCCGGTCATGGTGTATGGCGTTGCGATTGATGCCTGATCGCGACCGGGTCGACCGCGGATCGCAATGGCCAGCGCCGACAACGCAAGCGCTGCCGCTGTTCTTACAAAAACACCTGCCAGCCAGCTGCTGGCGGCAAAGGTCGTGACGGCAGTCCACGCCGCTCCGATCGCGCCGAAGATCGGTGCTGCTGCTGCCGCGCCAGGCACCAGCAGAAACCACAATAACAGGACGATCAGCCGCATTTGAACGCTCTCACCACTTTGTCGCGCGGGACGTGGCCAAGCCCCGACATGGTGCGCACCGCCACCCATGCGCCGTTGACCACCCCAAGTGAGGGCCCATCATTACCCTCCACAACGGCGATGTCGCCAACCTGTGCGCGCCCAGGCTCAATCTCTGGCAGGCGGGCGGCCGTCAGCGCGACATGGTTGCGATGTCCTGCCTTGTGCAGCACCCGCAGCCCGCCGCGCAACGTGGTGTAACGCCCGCGCCATCCGTCAGCGAGATCAATCCCCGTCATGGCCAGGACCGCGCCCGCCGCAAACAGGGCGCAATCGCTTTTGCCATATTCAAATGGGCGCACTGCCTCTGCGGCCAGCCACGCCGCCAGGCGCGCGCGCCAGTCTGGGCGTCTGATCATTTCCATTCGATCGCTATCTCCCCGGCCGTGGCCACATATCTGAAGAATCCGTCAGCCGGGCCGGTGCGTGCGTATTGGTGCAGGATCACCTTGCCAGCATTGCCGGGCTGATAGCCGCTGCCGCCTGCGCCGATCGTGACATCCAGCACCGGCGCCGTCAGCCCGGCGATGGAATACTTGTCGATCACGGTATGCTGGCCGGCCATGCCGCCCTGCTGATTTGGCCAATCCGCTCCCCTGTTGCCCCCCTGTGGCTGGCCGCTGCCGCCATCACCAGCTGGCGTCATGTCGCTGGTTGACCCCGCAGTCGTGCCGGCCCCGCCGTAACCGCCCGCGCCCCCCAGGGCCTGCCAGACGGCGGCCTGAGCCGATCCATCCATCAGACGGGAAATCGTGGCGCCGCCAGCGCCGCCAGCGATCGAAGAGCCGTCGTAGCTGGAAGCAGACCCACCGCCACCACCTCCGCCGACCATCTCCAGGCCTATGATTTCTGTCTGGGCGGCAATCGGAACAGAACCGCTGGACGTGATGACGACAGGCGTATCCGTGAACGTTCCAGGCGCCCGCCTCCGTTGCACGGCGTCCGACCATTTCCTGATGATCGCGCGCATCAATGACATTGCGCTGCTGGCCGTTTCAAGGACGATTTCACCGGGCCCATCGTCTTTCCCGGTACGCACGCTCACCCCATCAACCCGCCCGCGAAGAAGCCTGTGCGGTTGTTCCACTTCCACCTCTGGCGCGAGAATTACCCGCCACACCTCGATTGGCGCCAGACGCAGGTCAAGGTTGCTCAAAAGCCCTTCGGTTTCCGCCGGCAAGCCGACAAACTGGATCCTGTGGCGGCGGGCGTCCAGAGAAATCGAATATTCCACCGGCTCCATCTGGATTGCATCCCCGACGCTGGTGAAGCTGCGCAGCGCGCCTGCTACCGTGAATGCGCGGTCAACCTCACCGCTCCACATGGCAATTTCGACCATGGAACCGGCGGCAGGATCGCGCGCGGTCAGCGTTACCAAGAGGCGCGCTGTGACCCCGCCAGATTGCGCAAGGTGATCCAGCGTCGGTTGTCCCAGCGGCCGCATTTCCTACCTCAGTGTCTGCAGTAGCGTGAACTGCACGCCCGACATGTGCGCGCGCGCAAAACGGCCCTGGCGCACACTTGCGGGATCGAGGATGGCCTTGAAGGTCGGATTGACCAAGGTCACCATCATTCCCGTTGTGACATTGGCCCGCAAGGCTGGCACCAGTTCGAGCATAGGCGTCGCGCCAGAAACGCCTGCGGCGCCCCCGGTCACCACCTGGTGCAAATGAGGAATGCCACCGACATCGATCGACAGGAAATCCCCCACCGATATCGTGTATCCAACCGGCAGACCCGCCAGCGACAGCGACAGCCTGTCCGCGCTGATACCTCCCACCGAGATTGCCGCGCCATTGATCGTGCCACCCGGGTCAAGCGCCGGCATCCTGCCCTCGACCGGCGTTACGAGGAAGCTCGTTCCGGTCCGCTGCACCCTGCGCAACCGCGCCTGCAGCGCGCGGCCGTCATCAATGCGTTCGGCAACCACGCTGATCGCACAACGCCACAAGCTCGCACCCAGAGATGACACTGTAACCTCACCACCAGCCGTGCGACTGATCTCTGCCACCTCGGACAATTCAGGCTCTGCCTGACTCACACGCAGACCAGCCCAGAAATCTGCCAGCGGGATCGGCGTACTCATCCGCGAACACCCGGGTTGCGCAAGGCGTCATGGACGCGCTGCGGCAGGGTGTGCCGGTCATAGGTATCAATCCCGGCATCGGTGACAGACACCGCAACATCGCGCGAAACCGCCTCGATCGTCGGGCGCAACATCGGCCCTTCTTCCGCCCGCATGATCAACTCAACCCGGTGGACGCCCCCGCCCGCCGCGCGCACCCCCAGCTTGCCGCCGATCCGTGTCAGCGGCATGATCGCCTCGGGCCCGGCCTCACCCATCAGCCCGGTGCCGCCGCGCATCGGAAACAGCGTCGGGCTGGTCACGACGCCGCCCGCGGCAAAGGCCTGGACCCGGCCATGCGCAAACACGTTGCCATTGGCATTGGCAAACAGGCCGCCGAAGATCCCGCCGATAGCGCTGCCCAGCCCGCCTTTCCACAGGGCCTCGAATGCCGAATTGATGGCCATGTCGGCCAGCTTGTTCAGCACGCCCGACAGCGCATCGCCAAGCGACCGCGTGCGTTTCACCAGATCCCGGAATGCGCCGCCCAGGCTGTCCTTCAGCGCACTGGCCGCCTTTGCCGCCGCATCTGCGACAGATTTGCCGCTGCCTGCCAGTTTCTGCGCCAGATCGGCGGCGGCATTGCCGGTATCCGTGATTGCGCTCTTGCCCAGATCGGCAGCCGCAGCAATCGCATCGCCAAGCGCCTTCCATGATTTCAGCGGCGCCAGGACACCCTTGCCGATGTCCGACGCTGCCTGCCGGTACATGTTGGCATTCTCCAGCGCCTTCTGCGCAACCTTGTCCAGACCGGTATCCGGCATTTTCAGCGGGTTATCGGCGAAGGCTTGGCGAAACGCCTCGGCCGCCGCGTTGCCGGCCGCAGACGCCTTGCCGGCAAACGGATTGTCGATGCCGCCGATCGAGATGTGATCGAACAGCCCGACGCGACGGGGCGACTTGATGAACTTGAGGAATTCATTGACCTTGCGGCCAAACCAGTTCAGCCTGTCGATCGCCCCGTTGATCATGTGTTCGATGCCCTTGACCAGGCTGTTTGCGGCCTGGAACACCAGATCGCCGATGGCTGCGGGCAACTGCCCCCAGATCGCCTTGATGGCGTTGAAAGCCCCCTCGAAGGTGTTTGCAGCCTTGTTACCGAACGCGATCACGCTGCGGATCGCGCTCTGCATGCCCGAGGCGGCATCCGCCTTGAGGTCGAAAAACACCGCCGTCATCCGCGCGCCAAGGGCCACGGCCCCGGTCTTGATGCGGTCCCACACCTCGACCGCCAGATCCTTCAACAGGCTGAGCGCATTCCCGAACCCGCCCGCGCCCTTCACCAGCTGGCCGAACCAGTAGATCAGCTCGCCTGCGCCCACAATCAGGGCCCCGATCCCGGTACGGATGATCGCCCCTTTCAGCACCTTCATGGACAACGCCAGCTTGCCGACACCCAGCGCGGCGGCGGTCAGCGAGGCGACAAGGCGGATGCCCATGACTGCGGCGAAGGTCGCAGCGATGGTGGCAATCTCGCCGATATGGTTGAACAGCCCCTTGATGGCACGCCCGAGCGGGCCGGTCGTCTTGCCGATGGCCGCGAAAGCGTTCGCCATGGCCTCGAGCGCGGGCGCGGCTGCCACCGCCAGCTGGTTGGCGATACCCCGCCACAGCAGGCCCATGCGGCTCAGCGCATCGTTGGTACGCTGGATCCGGGCGGCGTCCTGCTCGGAAACCGCAACCCCGAAATCCTTCACGTCTTTCGTGGCCTGCCGCAGTGTAGCGCTGTCGATGCGCGAGAAGATCAGCCCGGCCCGTGCCCCGAAGATCTGCGAGGCGACAGCGGCGCGCTGCGCAGCCGGGATGTATTGCTGGATCGCGTCCTGAATCTTCGTCAGCTTCTGGTCGATCGGCAGCTTGGCGAGGTCAGTGGCCGAGAGATGCAGCTGCTGCAACGCCTTCACCGCTGGCCCCGTGCCCTGGGCGGCCTGGGACAGGCTCTTGGTCATCATGATGGTGGCCTGCTCGACCTCGCCCTGCGACACGCCGGCCAGATCGGCGGCGCGCGCCAGCACCTGCATGCTGGCGGTCGTCGTGCCCAACGAGGCCGCCAGCTTGGCCTGTTCGTCGATGGTCTGGAGGCTGGAGCGCACCATGGATACCCCGGCGCTGACCGCTGCCGCCGCCATGATTCCGGCCGCGATCTTCGCGCGCCGGGCGAACTTCGCCAGCTTCGCATTGGCGACCTCCACCTCGCGGGATGCCTTGCCAAAGCCGCGCTTGGCGGCATTCCCAATGCCCTCGAACTCGGCCTTCACCAACTTGCCGCCCACCGCAGCAAGCCGGACATTGACCTTTTTTTCAGCCAATTTCCTGCTCCTTTTGTTCATTCATCCTGGCGACCATCACCGCCTCGAGCGCGGGCAACAGTTCGGCCACCACCACGCCCGGCACGCCCAGCGCCCGGGCAAGCGCCAGCGCCGCCGCCAAATCCCAGCCGATGATCGCGCCGGATGGGGCGGTGCGCAGTTGCCCGCCAAGACGCCCGACCAGGTCCCACACCTGCATACCCTCGAGTGTCTGCGGCGCATTCAGCCTTTGCGGGCAGTCTTCGCAGAAGGTTGCGGGGCCCTCGCCAGGGTCGCAGGCCTCGCAATATCCCTCGCCCCCGCCGAAGATCCATTCGGCAAGGGCGCAGAGGCGTTTTTTTCCTGTTCCAGCAGCAGACCTTTTGCCACATAGCCGGTCTGGAAGGCCTCAAAAAGCGGCCAGAGGTCGAGCAGGGCGTCGATGGCCTCGGGACTGACGGGGATGACATTGCCGTCCGCGTCGCCAACACCCTCCCAGTCAAGCACCGCGACCCGGGCCAGCGCCCTGGCAAAGGCCAGCGCGCTTTCCTCGTCACCGGCATCTTCGCCCAGCGCCTGCACCGCCGGGTCATTCCGTGCCGCCACCATCAGGGCCGTGGTCAGGGGGTGCAGTTTCACCCGCACGCCATGGCCGAGATCCAGCCGCGCGGGTTCATTGGAAAGATCGAGTTTCAGCATGGTCAATAACTGCTCACCTGGTTCTTGAGGACGACCGTGCACATCTGTCCGGCCACAGAGTCATAGGCCGCCTGCCAGTCGAAGCTGGCCTGGATGCCTTGCGGGCCCTGTATTTCCACTCGGGGCCGCGGCAGGTAGACCGCGTGCGCGGTGATCGTCAGGCTCACGTTGGCCGAGATCACCCACGAGAACTCCAACGAGGCGGAACTGCCATTCAGCGCCTGGGTCATGAGGGTATTGTCCGCGAACCGCACATCGATCTTGCCAGTCAGCGCGGCAATGGAGGGATCTGCCCCGTCGATGCGCCCGTCCGAGCGGATGGTCTCGATCCGTTCGACATTGTTGGAATAGGTCAGGTCGGCCGAGACGATGTTGCCCAGCGCTGTGCCATTCCTCTTGATCGCCCCGTTGAAATGCCCGAACCGCTGCAGGGCGTAGCCCGTCGGCGTCCCGGCCGCCGTGGCGGTGGCGACGTTTTCGCCCTGCGCGACCAGCTTCACATCCGCCGTCAGCAGGCCGGAGCGCTGCATTTGCAGGCTCAACTGATCCAGCACGCAGCCTGTATACATGGCGAAGCGCGGGATCTCCGGCATCGCCACCTCGATCGCCATGCTGGGCAAGTTCCAGGAGCCGGACTTGAAGGTATGCGTCCTGTTGGTCGTCCCGGTCGTCGTCGGATTGCCGAAGGCGGCTTTCAGCCAGAAGCCGAAGGCCTCGGCGTCGAGCGGCACCTTGATGTCGCCATCCGCCGTGACCGCGTCCTTGATGGGTGCCAGCGGATCGCGGCCATATCCCAGCAGTTCCGAGGCCAGCAGGGGCTGCTCGGCTCCAAGTGAAGCGCTGGCGAAGGGCATCTGCATGAAGCCACTCGTCGGCGCTGTTCCATAGGTGGTCTCGAACGCGGCCGCCAGCTGCGACCGCGCGCCTTGTGCACGGGGCATTTTTCCGTCCTTTCAATTGCGGGATTATCCCGTAGGGGCTGTGGTGGTGTAGATCAGCGTGATCGGGAGAACGGCGGCTTTCAGCGCCTGACCGCCCTCGATGGGCAGATCGGTGGGGGCCGGCGCGCCCGGGTCGATCCAGTCGCAGAGGCCGCCCAAGGTGCGGTCCGCAGTCAATGTGCTGCCGATCTGCTCGACAAGAACATCGAACAGGGTGGCGCGGAGGCTGGCATCCTTGTCCTGGACGATGACCTCGACCTCGGCTTGGTGCTGCCAGTGATAGCGCAGCGGCGACAGCGTCACCTCGGGCTCGCCGGGATCGCCGTCGCGCAGGATCACGAAGCCGCCTGCGGGCACCCTCTCTGGCAGCACCTCTCCGCGCAGTACGGTGGTAGGCACGGTTTGTAGGGTGGCGTGCAAGGCACGCAGGATGGATTCGCGGTAGGAAGTCATGATATGCTCGCCCTATCCAAAAGTGTGAGATCATTAAGTGTTTGAGCAGCTCCGCCCGATTATCGAGCAAGAAATCGCAGTCTTGCCTCAAGACGCACGTTTTAATCTCCGAGATCTTCTCGGCGGGAAATGGCCAGAAGATGCCGGGGCAGCACGTAAGCTAGGGCGCGATTTTCGAGCGAATCTTCATGCTTTTCCGGGTGTGGCTGATGCCGGCAAAGATGATCAAAATCTCCGCTGGTATTACAAGCGGTAGCCTCGCTATGTCCTCCCCTCCACCCACTTCGCCACGATCAGCCCCGGCACGCGGCCTGCGACCCTCTCCACATCCCGCGCCAGATCCAGCCGCTTTCGCAGTCTGACCTGCGGCACCAGCAGGAAGATCGGCACGGTGGCGCGGCCCCGGCCGGTTTTCGAGCGGGAGGCAACGCCGAGCCCCCGGCTGTTCAGCCGCCCGTCGGCGACCAGCATGCTGGGGCCACGGCGACGATAAACAAAGCGCAGGCGCATGCCGCGGCGTTTTTCCCATTCGCCCGGCGTCAGGCGCGCGCCACCACGGCCCTTGCCAGCGGCGGGAAGCGGGATCGCCAGCCAGAAGCCCGCCTTGGAGCGGATCAAGACGCCGCGATCATGCGCGCCGACAATTTCGGGGGCGTTCGACCAGACAAAGGCGGCAGCATCGAGGCTGTCGCCCTGCTTGGGATAGGTCCGGTTGCGAATGGTGCGCGGCAGGCGGTGGCCGAGACCGGCGCCCGTGATTTGCTGACGCCACGCCTGTTTCAACTCGCTCCCGGCCACGGCCATCGCCGCCTTCACGGCCTTTTCGCCTGCCTTGACCTCTGCCTGCAGCATGGCAACGAGGTCAGGCTCGACGTCGAGTTTCAGCTTCACGCCGGCACCAGTTCCAATGTCCAGATAAGCCGCTCGCGGTCGCGCTTCGGCTCGCCCTGGATCACGTAGTTGTCGGTGCCAATCGCAATCCCGTCCCCCGGCTTCGGGTTTGGCATCTCGGACACCCGCACATCAATGAGCGTGGTGTCCGTCAGGATCTGCGCCGCCCCGAACGTTGTCACCTCGTCCGGAGCCTTGCGGATCACCCGCACGGGCACGGGCGTGGCACCAAACGGATACCAGGTTGCATCCGCCGCCATGTTGGGATCACTGAAGATCGCATCCATGGCAGCGGCAAAGGCGGTCATCAGTTCGAACTGAACAGCCGCACGGCCAGTGCCGGGCGCTTGTTGACCGGCAGGATCGAGGCCTCGGTCAAGAGGTCGATCCCGTCACCGCGCTCGCGCGGCATCTGGCGGGCATAGATCGGCAAGCCCACGGTGTTGGCTGTCTCGATCAGGTTGGCCGGTGCACCATAGGTCGTGAAGGTATCGACCGTCCCCAAGGGGAAGGCAATGCCCTCGCCCGCCGGAATGGCCCGATCCGTGGTGCCGTTCGAGAGCGTGAAGATCGGGTTGTATTCCTCGAAGGTGATCCCGGCGAAGGGGAAGCTGCGGCGCACGTCCTCGCGCAGGGGCTGCGCGCCCGTTGCACTGTAGTACTGGTACGCCTGCTGCACCGAGGAATGGCCGATCAGCTTGTCGAAGAACTCCGGGCTGACCAGCGCGCGGACGCCGGTCATGCTCTCGCCCTTGAGGTTGACCTCGATCTGGCGGATCACGTCGCGCACCTTCTGCTGCAACTTGGTGCCCGCGGTGCCCAGCAGGAAGTCGACCGAGATCTGGGTGATGCCGAACTCGGTGAAGTAGTCATAGAGCGTCGTGCCGGCGCCGTCCTTGACGATGCCACGCAGCGCGTTGATCTCCATGTATTCGCGGGTCTGCGCATGCTTGTTGCGCATGAGCGTCAACTTGCGGGTCATTACCTCGACCAACGTGTCGGCATTGCTGCGCGAGCCCAGCGCCGGCACCCCCTGGATATCGGCGGGCAGGATCACGTCGTTATGCGGGATCCACGGCAGCGCGAAGGAACGCATGCTGCGGCCCTCCCGAGTGCCCACGGTCGCGGGCGCGCCGAGCGGCACCGAGGGCAGCAACGACAGCACGCCCTCGCGCTGCTCGATGATCACGCTGCGCTGGGTGATCCCTTCGAAGCGGAACAGGCCGAGCTGTGCGAGCCTTGAGTAGAGGTTGGGGAGGATGTTGATGGCGCGGGTCATCTCGGCCAGCGTATAGCCGCCCGCATCAAATGGGTTTGCCACGACAGTCATTGTCGGATTCCTTTCCTGTTGGGATTTGATCAGGCGGCCGTGCGCGGCACGATGCCCGCGGCCTTGAGCTGGTCGATCTTGGCCGCTTTCTGGGCCGCGGTGGTGACGGTTGCGTCATAGACGAGCTGCGCATCCGACACGATCGCCGGGCCGCGGGCAAGCACCACGCCGGTGGCATCCGCCGCGGTGGCGTCCACCGCCTCGATCAGAACGGCACTCGCGACCTGCGCGCCATCGGTACCGGTTGCGGTCGCGAGCTTGTATTTGCCGCTGGCCGTGATCTTGCCGAGCACGGCGCCAAGCGGATAGCTGGTGCCGGCCAGAAGCGTCACGGTTTCGCGGGTGTAATCGGGGTTGTCGTCATATTTGACGAGGTCGCCCTGGGTTGGGGCCATGGTCAGGGGGGCCATTGTTCAGATCCTTTTTGCAGTTTTGATCGGGTTTTGATCAGGCGGCGTGCGTGCCGCGCGCGGCCTGCTCACGCGCGCGCTCGGCGGCAGCGATCAGCGGGCTTTCCTTGGGGGTGGTCTCGGCAGCAGGGGGCGCCACCGGCGAAATGGCCGCGGCTTCGCCCCGCGCCGCCAGCTGCGACAGCACGGATGCGCGCAGGGCGTCGGGCTTCACGCCGTTCCTCAAGGCGTCGGACGCATCGATTTCCAGCCCGAGACGGGCGGCCTGCGCCGCGATTTCGGCAATCTCGGCCGCCTCGGCGCGGATCTGGGCGGCAATGTCGGGCGCGCCCTCACCGGACGGCGGCACGACCGGGGCGGCGGCAGCCGGGGCCGGTTTGGCCGCCTGGGGCGCGGCCGGGGTCGCATTGGCGGCAGGGGCCTCGGCGGAAGCGGATGCCTCGGGCGTCGGCTCCATCTCGGTCGCGGCGGGCGCAGCCTGCGCCTGGGTGTTCGCCGCCGCATCTTCACGTTTTGCGGGTTTCAGTGCCATGGTTTCAGTCCTTTCACTGTTGGTGGATTGCGGTTTCTTGCGCCCGGTGCGGGCGGCAATGCCGGCGGGCGCATCGAGGACGGCCATGAGGTCCGCATGCGCCTGTTCCAGCGTGGCAATGCCGTCGGCAAGGCCAACATCCAGCGCATGCTGCCCGCGATAGACGGCGGCCTCGGTTGCAGCGATGGCCTCGGGCTTCATCCCCCGGCCACGGGCCACCTGGCCGACCAGCTGGCCGTAAAGATCATCGACGTCCGCCTGCAGGTCGGCCTCGGCCCCGGGCGAAAGCGGGATATGCGGGTTGCCGTCCAGTTTTTTCGCGCCGGCATGGACGAGGGTGTATTTGCGGCCCTCCGCCTGGTCGTGCCCGCTTTGGTCCACGTGCACGGCAATGACGCCGATCGAGCCGACCTCGCCGGTTTGCGTGACCAGGAGGCGGTCGGCCACGGATGCGATCGCGCAGGCGGCTGACAGCGCCTGTTCGCGGGCAATGGCCCAGAGCGGCTTGCCGGAATCCATTTTCAGCGCCTCAATGTGACTCAAGAGGTCGAACAGCCCCGCGACCTCACCGCCGGGGCTGTCGATCTCCATCAGAACCCCGCGCACGCTGGGGGTGGTGAAGGCGTCCTCGACGGTGGCGGCGATCTCGTCATAGGACACGATCCCGAAGAACGAGCTCAGCCAGTCGCCGCGCTGCACCAGCGGGCCGACGATCGGCAGATGCGCGATACCGCCTTCGGTCATCACCCAGCCTTGGCAGGCGGCTTGCGGGCTCTCGGCCTCTCCGAGAAAAGCCTGTGGCGCGGCCACCAGCGCCTCGACGGCGCGCGGGGCCAGTGCCAGCGGGCGGCCTGTCAGGCGCGCGCGCCACAATTCCGCGTGTCTCATCCCTGTCCTCCGCCCTGTGATTGCTGCTGTTGCTGCTGGTCCATCGCCAACGCCATCTGCGCCGCACCCTGGGCAGGTGAGCCGGGGCGGCGGAAGTCGAGGCCCAGTTCTGCCTCACGCCTGCGTTCCGCCGCGATTTCCTCGTCCACCTGGTCGGCGTCGTAGCCGCGCTGCTTCATCCCCATGGAGCGGGATTTGAGACCCGCCTCGATCTCGGCAATCTCGGCGGTGATGTCCTTCAATGGGTCCACCCATTCCCATTTCGGGGGCAGCCATTCGCATTTGAGCCAGGCCCGGCGAGTAGTGTCATAACGTGGCAGATCCAGCGCACCCGCCATCACGGCGGTATCCATCCATCGCGCCCAGACCGGCTTGCACAGCTGGTGGATCAAGACCCGGTGCTGCCAGGCAATGACGCGGCGGCGGAACTCTATGATGGAGAGACGCGAATTGGCGAAGTTGGCCTTGGCCAGATCATTGCTGACGTATGAATATGGCACGCCCAGCGCGGCAGATATTTGCAACAGCGTCCGGTACTGGAAAGGCTCATATGTTGCCCCTGAATCAGCTGGATCGGCGGTGGTGATGCCCTCACCCGGATCGAGCCTCACCACCTGGCCGGGCTCCACCGCCAGCGGCTCGTCAGGCGAATCCAGAGGCGCATCCGCTTGCGGCGAGGTCACGAACATCGCGAACATCGCGCTGACCTTCTTGCGGTCGAGCTCGGCATCGTCGTATTGGTCCAGGAAGAACAGCTTGACGATGGCGGGCGCAAAACGCGACACGCCGCGGACCTGTCCGGCCTCGACCGGGTCGATGACGTGGAGCACCTCATTCGCATTTACCCGCACGACCTCGCCCGCAAGGCGTGGATCGGTGCTGTCGCCCGGGTGGCGGCGGTAGAAGTAATAGGCAGCGCGGCGGCCCAGCAGGTCGAACTCGATCCCTTGCCGGATCATCCCGCCACCCGGCAGCTCCTTCGTCATGTTGATCGGCAACATTTCCGAGGGCAGCATCTGCAGCTGCAAGGGCACCGACAGCCCGTCCTCGGGCCGGCGGGGGCGAAAGCGGAAGAATACTTCGCCAGTCAGGAACAGCTCGCGCGCAGCGCGGCGCTGCAACCCGTAGAAATCCGTGAGCCCCTCGGAATCGGCTTCGGCCTGCCATTCCTCCCAGAGGTTCTGAACGGCCGTCTTCTTTTCCGCGTCCTCGACCTTCGAGGTCGGCTTGACTCCGTCGCCCACCGCATTGCCGGTCCAGCTTTCCAGAGCGTTCAACGCATAGCCGTTGTTGCGCACCAGCCAGCGCGCCCGCGCCGTGATCGTCGGGCCCGCCTGGCCGATCAGCGTGTTCACATGGGCGCGGCTGGGGCGGAATTTCATCAGGCGGCGCCCATAAGCCCCTGCGTCAAACCCGAATCCGCCGATCATCGCGCCAATGCGCCGACGCAAGCCCGTCATCATGGCCATGTCAGAGCCCCTTTTCGGCGTAAACGCGGGTCACGCGGCGGTTCGGGTTTTTCCCGCCTGCCGCGGAAATTCTGGCCTCGAGATCGGCGATGGCGCGCGCCATTTCCGCGTCGGAGCCATAGGTGACGGTCTTGCCGTCGTAAGTTGTCGAGCGCACGCCGCGGAAGCGCGCCGCCAGCAGCGCGTCCAGCTGCGCCTGCATTTCTGCAAGGGTCATCGGTTACCTCATGATGCTTGGCGTATAGACGCGCCTCTTGCGCCGCGGGGCGCGGGGTTGGCCGGCGGTAGGGGTTTCTGCCGGTGCCTGGTCGTCTACCGTCGCGTCGTGATCTTCGGCGGGAGACGCCTCGCCGGGCTCGATCCCCACCTGTCTTTCCAGCGAGCGCCATGTCTGTTCCGGCCAGCGGTCGGCCCCGAACACCCAGGCGGCGGCGCGGGCATAGACCCGGCAATCCAGCGCCTCGTTGCGCTCGCGCAAGGACTGCCATTCCAGCTTGGCAAAACCGCGCCGGTCGCGTTTTGTCACCAGCTGCTCGGCGGTCAGCTGTTTCAGCCATTCACTGTTGACCCATCCCGGCAGATGGATGGAGCCGGGCGGAGGTGTTGCACCATCTGCAACATCTTCATCCGTTGGTCGTGGCAGACGCAGGTAGCGGTAGGTTTCCGATTTGAACACTGCCGTTGCGATGGTCCAGAGCTTTGCCCCGCGCCGGATCCGCTTGCCGCCTTCGGTCGCATCCACGAATGTCGGCCCCGTCACCGGACTTGCCCGGTTGAACCCCTCGACCCCCTTGATCGGCATCACCTGCGCGCTGCTCTGCCGTCGCGCCCAGCTGTAGACGGCCGCGGATTCATAGCCCGTATCGATAGCGAGCTTGCCGATCTGCAGGAACGCGCCATTCTCGTGCTGCCAGATCCTGCCCAGCAGAGCCGAGAGCTCCGCCCAGCTTGCAGGCTCGGCCGGGCCGCCATCGATGACGATATGGTCAATGAGCCAGCTTTCCAGCCCGCGCCCCCAGGCCCAGACGTCGATCTCGATCCGGTCCTTCTGCACGTCGGCGCCTGCGGTCAGGAACAGCCCGCGTTCGGGCACCTTGCCAGCAGGCCAGTCTTCCCGCCGCTCGTAGAGGCGTTCCCAGTCTGGCGCTTCGCCACGCTCCTGCCAGGGCTCGCCCAGGATCGTGTTCTTGATTGCCTGCAGGGTTTCATCGTTGCCTGCGGCTTCCTCCCACTTGCGGGCGATCTCGGCCCAGCTGAGCCAGCCCAATGGCGAGTAAAGCGCATTGAGGTGGTAACCCTTGATCCCGGAGGCCTCGGCCTTGGCGCAGGTTTCCTCATCGGCCGTCGGCAGCCAGCAGGCACCCTGCTCCTCGGCCATCATCTGCGTCTTGAAGCGTTCCTCGATCGCCTCGTCGCAATGCTCGCAGAGGTAATGCGCCGTTTCCGGCCTGCCCTTTTCCCAGCGCAAGCGCTCGAAACGCAGCCATTGCAGGGCGCCGCAGTGCGGGCACGGCACATGATAGCGGCGCTGATCGCTCGCCTCGAACTCGCGCTCGATGCGGCTGGCACCCGCGATCGTCGGCGTGGAGGCCAGGAACATCTTGGCCCGGTGGCCGAAGCTCGCGCAGCGCGCCTCGGCGAGTGCGATCGGGTCACCCTCGCCATCGACGTCGCCCGGATAGGCATCGACCTCGTCCAGGAATATCCAGCGCGCGGGCATCGAGCGCAGGCCCACCGCGCTGTTCGCGCCCGTCAACACCAGCTGGCCACCCGGAAAGCGCTTGGCCATGATCGTATTGCCGCTGTCCTTGGAGCGCGCAGGCGAAATCCGTTCGCGCAGCGCCGGGCTTTCCTCGATCAGCGGCGCGATCCGCTGCTGGCTCAGCCGCTTGGCGGTTTCGACCGTCGGCTGCACCAGCAGGAACGGTCCCGGTGCGTGGTGGATGCAATAGCCCAACCAGTTGTTGCCGGCCTCGGTCGCCCCGATCTGGGCGGCCTTCATGAAGACGATGCGCCGCGCAGGATCGCTTGGGCTGAGCGCGTCCATGATCTCGCGCAAATACGGCGTGCGCGCGGTGCGATAGGGCCCGGCCTCGGAGGCCGCCCGCGAGGACAGGATCCGGTGTCGGTCCGCCCACTCAGAAACCGTCAGCGCCGGATCCGGGGCGAGACCGGCCAGCCAAGCGCGACGGATGTCCTCGGCGCCGTCGAAGTCAGCGCGGGACATGGCCTGGGTCTCCGTCGCAGTTGTATGGCGGCAGGCCGAGACGCTTCCGCCGCTGAATGTCGGCATGGCTCGCATGGACCATCTCCCGCAGGAGCGCATCCCGACATGCCCACCGTCCGCGCCAGGATACGCGCTTCGGCCGACTACTGAGCCGATCTTCCTCACTAGTGAGCCTGGCGGCCTCAGCAGTTTCCGGTTTCCACTTGTCAGCCCGCATCATTGTCCTCGACCATTCGGTACGCCGCATCGAGCATCTGCCCGAAAGGCAGGCGCATCATCGCGTCCCACTGTTCCCGCGTAAGCCGCAGTTCACACCAGCGGAGCAGCCGGTACCTGTCTGCGGTGAGCCACAGCCCGCAAAAATGGTAGCGCGGCGTCGGCAGCGGGATGTCGTCCACGGTCAGGTCAGCGCAATTCAATCTCGATCTCCGCCAGTTCCGCGAGGTGCATGCGCAGGTGTTTGTCCAGCACCTGTTCCATCGCGTGTGCATCCACCCCGAGTTCCGCCGCCATGTCGGCCGCCACCCGGGGCGGCCAGTTCTGCCAGGCGTCGCGCTCGCGCCGGGCGAGATCAAAGACCATGGTCGTGGCCTTCTCGCGATCCACCAGCTCGCCCTTCATCTTGGCAAGCTTCACCTTGGCGGTCTGCGCCTTGATGACCTCGTTGGCCAGGCGGGCGCGCAGATAGGAAACCTCGCCGCCACCGCCGCCGACGTCTCCTGCACCAGCTTCGCGTAGCGTTTCGTCCATGGAGCGGATCGCCGCCTTCGGCACCGGCTTGGTCTTCACCCGCGCCCTTGCGCCCAGCGCCTTGCTCCCACGCTGTTTGGCCGGATCGGTCTGGCTGTCCCACTGCCGGTCGGCCCTGGCCGCATCGATGGTGCCGTCGGGCTCGGTCGTGATCCGCCCTGCATCGATGGCTTTCCTGACCGCCGTGTGGCTCACACCCCGGTATCGGGCATAGGCGCGGATTGAAATGCCCATCAGGCGTTATTCCTCCGTGATCCGATCATGATCGCAAGGCCCTCGATAAAGCACTGATATTACTCCGATTATGCTGGATAAGCGGCCCTGACAGAGCGAACGTAATCGCAGGAAACGACGCAACCGACGGAGACGTAGCCATGAAACGCACGATGGACATCAGGATCAACGAAACGATCAAGGCCCTCGCAAAGGCAGGACACCAAGTTCCGGAGGGCATCAAAACCCACCCGCTTTGCGTCCAGCGGCGCATCCTCGAGGACCGCTGCAAGGTCGAAGGCATCAAGCCGATCTACCACTGACCATAGCGCTGAAGCGCGGGCAATCCCGCCTGCGCGGCGCCCAGCCCCGGAGGTTTCCATGGCTTCTCTTTCCTTCCCCTCGACCCTCACCAACAACCCGATGCTGCGCGGCAGCCTCGCAGCCCCGAAACAGCGCTTCGGAGACTGGGGCCGTTACGCCATTGCGCCCGTCCACACGCGCTCTGACGATCTCGAATGGTTCGTCTGGGACGCCGAGGTCATCGACGAGGCCACGGGCCTTGCCGCCGTCATCCGGCAGGCGTCGACCATGGAGGAGGCCCTGCGGGGCCTCTGACCATCAACGGCACCCCCTTCGGGCCATTCCCTTGCGCCGCCCTTGAGGCGGCGTTTTTCGTTGTTACGCCCACGCGACCGGGGAATCGGCAGGCGGGATCGGTCCACTTTCCGGCGATTACATCATGCTCCGGTGGACGATCATAAAGCACTGATATTGCTTCGATTATACTGGATAAGCGGCCCCATCAGAGCGAACGTAATCGCAGGAAACGACGCAACCGACGGAGACCGAAATGACCCTTCTCGACGCCCTTCAGATTTTCAACGCCCTCGCCTTCAACGGCCCGGAACAGACGGCCATCTGGACCCGCGCAAGCGCTATCGAGGCCGAAGGGACCGCCAGCGACGACCGCGCCTTCATCCTCGCGGTCGAAGAATTCGCCGCAGAAAAGGAGGCCAACTGATGACCCGGATTGTTTCGCAGATCAGGATCGGCCACCGGATCAAGACCGACGCCGCCACCTACACGGTTCTCGGCAGCATGAAGATGCGGGGCGGGTATTGCTACATCGCCCGCGACGAGGCCACCGGCCGCAAGATCAGCATCCGCCGCGACGACCTGCTTCAGGCCCAGCGCGACGGCGACGCCACGATTTCCGCATGACCGGAGGGCGCGCCATGAAAACCCAACTCACCCACCACGACCGCGCCGACCTGATCGGGGGCGTCATTATCGAGCGCGGTCCGGCCCGGCTTTTCGCAGAATGGACATGGGACCGATGCGCGGGATGCACCGAGGGACGGTTCGTCATGACCGGCCCGAGCGGTCGCCATTCGCTCCTGATCATCGCAACCGACGCCGAGCGCCTCGATGCCCATTGGCAGCGGTTCGTCCGCCACCCCCTCAATCAGCAACCCCGGAGGTAACCATGGATGCTTTCGACCGTTTCCAGATTGCCACGACGTTGATCGCGGAAGGCCAGAGACCGAAGGCGCGGCAGGAGATTGTCGCCGCCATCGACTGGATCGACCGCACCGGACGCGACCGGCACGTCCGCGCGTCTCTTGCCGAACTGCTCGCATCCCTCGACCTCTGGCAGAACAGCGACGGCACATGGTGCCACCACCGAGACGCCCAGCGCCGCTGGCAAAGCCGCGGCGATGCCGCCACCGACCTGAAATTTCACCGTGAATGGAGCAAACAAAGATGACCAGAGCAGCCAACCCCGCCCGCAAGCCCGACAGCGCGCAACAGTCGCCCGACAGGGCCGATGGTTCGCCCTCCGGGGGCAACCATCCCGACACCGCCCCAGACGCGCCCGTGTGCCGTGCTCCGCGCGCTGGAACAAAACTCGCCACACTAGTCGAGATGCTGCGCGCCGAAGGCGGTGCGACCTGCGATGAACTGGCATCCGCCCTTGAATGGCGACGGCACACGGTGCGCGGTGCCCTTGCGGGCGCCGTCCGCAAGCGGCTGG